TTAAAACAGCGTCGCCTGCCGCCTATCCACAGGCGCAGTGACCCCAGCGGCGGCCACGATCCGCTCGATCTGGCGCTCGGTCAGGCGGTACTCGGCCGCCAGCTCGCGGGCTGTTTTGTGCGTGGCGTATGCCTGGGCGATGCGGGCGTTGCGCACCGCCAGCAGGGCCTGCTCGGCCTTGGGAAGGGTGAAGTGCTCGTTGGCGCCGTAGACCTCTGCCAGCGCCATCAGGTGCTCAACGCCGATGAGCTGCGCGAAGGGATGATCCGGCCGCACGCGGGCCGGGCTGGGGATGAAGATGCGCAGGCCGCCGTACTCGCGCACCAGGTCGAGCGTGGCCGCGAGCCCGATGAGGCGCTCGAAGTCCCGCAGCAGCTTGGGCAGCAGCTCGGTGTCGATGACGGCGGCCAGGTCGCTCATGCGGGTTTAAATCAAACAGCCTTGGGCTTGGGCCTCTCGCTTCACGGCCTCGCAGGCGAGACGGAATGCGTTGTCCGCCTCCTCCTGGGACACGCGTCCGGCCGCGACCAAGACGCGGATGGCAAGGGCGGTTCGCGGGTTGTTGGCCTCGATGGGCTGCTTTTCCGACTTGAGCGTATGAGTGGCCGTGGCCGCCGCCGCCCGGTCGGCCATCGCGAGCAGCGCGAGGATGTTGAGCGGGTGTGCCACGGCATCCACGAAGGGGCCGTAGTGGCGGTTGCACGCGTCGCGGGCGTCCTCGGCGAGGCGGCGTAGGCGCTTGCGTTCGTCGTAGGACAGGTCAGCCATGCTGCTGGCCTCCCTTCGGTGGGTTGTGTCCGCGCTGGTGCATGCAGAAGCACAGCATCGCGTGGGCATCCACGAACTTGCGGAACGCCTCGGGCGGGATGATGGCCGGCACGCCTTCGGCGGACTCGTCGGGAATGGCCGCCTGGTGTAGGTCCATCATGGCGCGCTTGGCGTCCTGCAGCAGCTCGCGCAGTTCATCGGCCTGAGCGTGCAGGCGGCGCAGTTCTGCTGCGGATGCGCGTGCGAGGCCGTCGATCTCGACAACCTCACCGCCTGCCGCAATGTGCTCCAGCCATTCGGCGCAACGGAGTGCTTCGTCCACACCGTCCCACTGTGCTGCAGGCACTGCCCGCTGTGGAGCTGGAAAAGCAAGCTCGATTTCTGCTCTTGGCGCGTTGGCCCTGAAGTCGGCCAACACCTCTGCTGATGGCGCCCCGTCAATCCATACCCCTTGTGCCGTGGGCGAATTCACGCGCCACGCCACTGGCTCCTGAGCTGCCACTGGTGCAGCGCGGTGGTTCCATTGCGCCACTTCATTCGCATCATCAAGTGCCAGCGAAGTCATCTTGTTTCCAAAGCAATGAGGTGTTTTGCAGGCCGAAGCGCGAGGGTTGGACTTGCGCCAAGTCACTTGCAGTGGCTTGCCGCACCATGGGCAGGGTTCAAGGTGCGGTGGCGGCTGGGTGGGGTCAACGGCCATGGATAGGCTCCCGGGTGATGCCTTCCCTTTGCGGAGGCTTTTCCGCGAACCGCCGGGGGAACCAGTCGCAATAGGTATCCGACGGCGTGTGCCCGAAGATCGTGCAGCACCTACGCTCGTGCACGCAGTGTCCGCAGGTCTTGCCCTCGGGCAACTCCATGCAGGTGTTGTCGTTACATGCCTTGTCGGCGCAGCAGCCGTGGGAATGCTTCTGCGCGCTCACGCCGTACCGCCTTCCTTGGTCTGCGCCCGCTTGGCGCGGTCGAGCATGGCCTTGAGGGCCTCGATCACCTTGGAGGCGTCGAGCGTGGGCAGGAACTGCACGTCGGACACGCTCGTGCCCGTGGTGCGGCCGACGAAGGCCAGCAGCGCGGCCGGGCTGGCATCGCGCAGCCCGCCGTGCTCGCCGATCTTGCGCCAGAGCCACTTGATCTTCGCGGCCTGGTCGAAAGGTTTGAAGGTGCTGGCCTTCGGCTTGTAGCCCAGGGTCGCCATGTGGGCGAGCACCTTGGCGCGGCCTGCAGCGTCCAGCTCGGACGAGCTGCTCTTGCCCGTGAGGTTGCGCAGGTGGAAGCGGTAGTCGTCATCGCTCCAGGCCAGAGCAGCCTTGCCCTGGTGGATATGGCCCAGCTCGCGCTTGCGCTGGGCGAAGATGATCGCCGCGTTGGTGTGCGTGGCGAGGCTGCGTACGGTGGTAGCCATGGCTTTTAAACGAGTGAGGTGAACAGGCCGCGTTGCGGATCGGCATCACGGTGGACAAGGAGGCACGTGGGGCACAGGTGGCGGTTGGGGCCGATCTGGCGCGCGTGGATGTCGCACAGCGGTGCATCGCAGGTGCCGCTGGGGTTGGCGTTGTTGGGGCCGTCGCAGAGGTAGGCGCTGGGGCCATGCAGCCCTGTTCCTTCCCTGTGGTCGGCCAGGAAATGCGAACGCTGCAAGGTGCTGGCAGGCGCGTACCCTTGACGTGGACGATGCCGGTCTTGAGGCGGTAGAACGGCATTAGGTCACCTTTTGCACGAAGAGCAGTGGCCCAACTCGAACATCAAGGTCAAGGCTCTCGTACTCGCCGCGCTTGAGGCCAAAAGGCCAGCGAGCGCGCTGGAGCAGCGTGCGGCGCTTGTTCCAGCGGCGCTCGTACTCGTCATCGGAAAGGCCATCAGCTAGCGCATCCAGGGCCTCGACGCGCTCATTCAGCCGCCGAGCGAAAGCACTGATGCGCTCGGCAGCGCACTTTGCAGCCGGCTCGGTCGGGCAAGCCATCAGCACGTCGGCTCCCCCGTTGTAGGGGTCTCGTGCGTCGTAAACGATCCAGACGGTTTTCTTCATACCGTCCTCACCGAAGCGGTGGGAGCGCTGCAGCTACCCGCACGGCCAACACACAGGTGGAAGTCGATGAAGCCCAGCAGGCTCAGCACCCACAGGACCAGCACGGCGGTGCCGACGTAGTGGCGGATGGTTTTCATCGCAGCAGCCTTGGCTTCGCGGGCACCATGGGGGACGGATCGCCCTGGGGCATGCGCACCTGATCAGACCTGACCAGGCGGAACTCGACCTCCGGCGATGCACCGGCGATGTAGCGCCGCTCGCGGCCTTCGTAGCCATAGTCCCATTCGGCATTGACCGCGTTCTGCATCAGCTCTGCGACCTTCATGGCTTTGCTGGCGTCCAACAGGAAGTGGCTGTGACCGATGGTGAGGTAGGCCAACTGCTGGGCGGGCTTGGCGGCGCGGCTCATGACAGCATCCCCTGCGCCGGCATGCCGCCCACGCCGCGATTGAGCTGCGCGCCCAGGCCCGAGCGGTGCCCGGCCGAGAAGTGGCCCCAGTCCGTTTTGCGAGCCTTTGCCGTATCGCGGGCTTTGCCCTTCTTCAGCTCGCCATGCCGCTGCTCGATGTAGGTGAGCAGCAGGGCCTTGTCGGCCTTGGGTTGGGCGAAGCGCTCCACGAGCTGCGAGGCGGCAATCACCCAGCCATTGGCGAAGGCATCGCCGCGCGCCGTCTTCGTGATGGGTTTGCAGTTGCGCGGTTGCTTGGCGATGTGGGCCAGCCGTGCCTTGGCGCACTGGCGCAGCAGCACCTCGCAGGCGTAGCCCGCCACGGTTGGCGCGGCCTGCATGCCCACGAAAACCCAGTGGCGCGTGCGCACGAAGTTGCCCGCATCGTTGTAGCGGCCTTCCAGCATGCCGAAGGTCTCGCAGCAGAAAGCCTCCGCGATGACGCCGACCAAGCGCAGCTCCCATGCGTTGGCGGCAGTGCTGCATGCCTTCACGCGCACCTCGGCTACGTCGGCCAGCGACACGTCCTGCTCACGTAGGCCATGCTCGCGCATCAGATGCTGAGCCTGGCGCAACGCAACGGCGGCCTCATGCTCGTTGGCGCTGCGGCTTAGTGCCAGGCACTTCTTGATCTTCTTGAGGGCGTCTTCGCGGTTCATGCCTTTGCTCCCCCTTCTCGCTCCATGGCAATGCCCTCTTGCATGCCCCAAAGAAGGATGTGCCGGAGGCAGTCATAGGTCACAGGGGCAGTCGTATGCAGCACGTGGGGCGTTTGCACCAATGCGACGAAGTCAGTGTCGAGCGACTGCTCAATCACGGTGCGGATGCGCTGCTCCTGCTCGGGCGTGATCTGTCCCGTCTGGCGCTGTTGTGGGCGCACTAGCCAGGTCCAGATTCCGATAACCGATGTGGCCGTGAAGACCGCCTGCTGCAGCATGAAGAACCAGTGCTGGTTGCCGGCTCCGAACACGATCCAACCGATGTTGCTGATGAGCCAGGCCACGAAGGCCCAGCCGGCATAGCGGCTGCGCGTGGCAAGCAGCAGCGCGCCGACCATGCCCAGCAGTGCGGAGAGGATTTCAACGAACTGCATCGCCGCACTCCTTCCAGCCTTTTTCTCGGGTCCAGTGCGCGAGCACGCCGATCTGCTGATCAACGGCCGCGATACGGAACGAGACCACGCCGTCGTGGTGAATGCCGAGCCAGTGGGCGTTGTCCATCACCTCGCCGGTGACGTGGTCCTCGCAGCCTTCAAACGTGATGACGTCCTTCCAGGCTCCGGCCGTGTTGACCTGGAGCTTCATGGGCTTGCTCGCCTTGGGTTGCGAGCTGGGCTTTTTCTTGGGCATGGGGATGCTCCTTTAAATGTCTGTGGGGCCGACCTGGATGCGCTGATCCGGCTCGGCGGCGGGCGGCGTAGGCGAGGCTTCCACCAGGCCCATCTGCGCGGCCAATGGGCGGCACTGCGCGCACAGCAGCTCGTAGATGCCGACCTCGCGCGTGGTGCAGGCCACGCACACGATGCGAGGCGATGGGCTCATCTGGCGATGGCCTCCCAGCCAGCGGCGGGCGACGATTCGTCAGAGGCCAGCTCGCCCGTCATCCAGTCGTGCGCCATGAGCGCGCCCTCCAGGATGTTCTCGTTGAACTCCAGGCTGCACATGCCAAAGCGGGCGTGCACGTCGTCACGGGACAAGGCGTCTTCGAGCACCCTGATCTGCGCGTCGATGGCCTCTCGGTTGTCGTCGCCGAAGAACGAGTAACGGGGCACGCGGGGCTGCACGGCACGCAGGCGCGCGATCTCGGCGGCGATCTGCTCGAAAGTGGGTGCTGCCGTGCTCATACAGCCGCCACGTCGAGGTTGATGGCAACGTAGTCGCCGGTGGCTTCGTTGCGCTCGTAGAAGCGCACGTAAGGCTTGGTGCTCGCGGTCTGGATGCTGTCCGCGATGGCCTGCATGGCCTGCTGCCATTTCGCGTCGCGGATGTCCAGGCGGCGTAGGCCCAGCACGCGGCCCGTGTTGATCTTGCCTTCCTTGTCGGTCTGGAAGGCATGGTTCACCAGGGCCTTGATGTTGTCGTTGGCACCCTCGGCCCAGGCGTGCACGCACTCGTCGATCAAGGCCTTGGCGGCCATGAGCTGCTCGCCGAAGGTGAGCTTGTCCTGCATCTGGCGGACCACCTTGTAACGGCCGTCGAAACTCAGGAGCGTGCAGTTGCCCTTTTCGCCGCCCGACTTGACGCCGTACTGCTCCATGCTGGTGGCGACGAAGGCCGCCACCTCGGCCATGGCGTGGGCCTTGAACGACTGCAGGGCCGCGCGTATGTCTTGTGCCTGGTCGCACAGATCGGCCACCACTTGATGGCGCAGCTTGTCGATGTCCTTGACCTTGGATTCGGGGATCAGGTTGCCGTTGGCGTCTTCCCAGTAGCCTGGGGGAATGGTTTTGGGGTCCATGGTGGTGGTCTTTCGATCAGTGGAGGGGCTGCCCTTGGGCCTGGGCCTGGTTGGCGCCGATGGCGTTGGTCAGCAGGAGGGCGGCTTTGCCGAGTTGCACAAGGCAGCCCTCGGTGCAGCACGGATTGGCGAGGGCCGTCTGGATGTAGGCCGATATCAAGGCCGTGATCTGGACGCGGTGCGGGTTGTCAGCGATGTACTCAAGCACCAGGACCGACAACTCGTTCGCCTTCTTCGTCTCGGCCGCACGTTGGTCTTGCTCGGCGGTGCTCATGCCGCAGCTCCGCGATACGTGCGCTTGCCCATATGCAGGCTCGGGCACTGCAGGTGATCCATGGCGCCGGGGCGATAGGTGGCCGGGGCTGGCCGGTAGACCGAGGACATGACGCTCGGGCGGTAGGGCTCCAGAACCGCCTGGCCGCCGTCCTGCGTGGCCGTGGCCACGGGGGCGAGCGTCTCGCCCGGCAGCACCTGGCACCTGGCCGTGTAGGCGTACACGGTGCCTTCGCGCGGGTGTTGCTTCGCCTCCAGGAAGCCCGCCCGCTTGAGCGTGACCAGGTGTTCCTCGATCTCGTCCATCGAGAACACGCCGGCCCAGTCGCGGGCCGTGCGCAGCACGCTCCACCAGCCGCCCGCGCGGGCGATGGCGCGCCAGACGTTGGCGCAGGAATAGGTGATGCCTTTAGACATGAGAGTGGTCTCCTATGAGCTTGAGAACGCGCTCGCGGTGCATGCGCGTGAAGGTGAAGTAGTTCTCGACGGCCTCGGCCACGGCCACGCGGCGCGAGACCTGGAAGAAGCGCTCGATGCGGCGCGCGCGGCGCGTGATCCACGCCAGCGGCGGGCGGCGGTAGTCGGCCTCGGCATGCACCAGGCGCGCGGGGAGCTGGATGACGTTGCTCACGGCACGGCCCTCCGGTTGCCCAGGGGCTGGCCGATGTACGACCGCACCTGGCGCAGCTCCAGTGCATCCAGCTCGGCGCGCAACTGGGCCATGTGCTGCTGGTGCAGGGCAAGCTCGCGCCGCATGTGGGTGCGCACCTGGTCGATGCGATGCGCGAGCCAGAGCTGCTGCAGGCGTGCGATGGCGCGGGCGAGTGCTTTAAACGGCATGGCTTGCCTCCTGGGGCTGGATGGGGATGACCTTGTGGCGGTGCTGCACGGCGCGCGGCACCGGGGGCGCGCTGGCGGCCAGGTGCTGGCAGTCGCGGCAGGCCTGCCAGTGCTTCGCGCCGCGCGGCGTGGCCGGTGGCGGGCGGTGGGCATGGGCGCGGCACTGCTCGGCCGTGATCACCCGCTCCTCGCCGGCCTCGGCCGACAGGTGCGGGCACGGATAGCGGCCGTAGGTGTGGATCACGCGGTCTGCGATGCGTGTCGTGCTGGCCGTGCCGTTGCCATACGCCCCCTTGCCGTGCAGCACTTGGCTGAGTGCGCCGCTGCTGATGCCGAGCTGCTTGGCGATGGACGCCTGGGTGACCCCTTCGGCGTCCACGCGCTGCAGCAGCAGCCCGAACCAGGGCTCGCTCATGTACGCGGGCGATGCAGTCATTGCGCGGCGCCCTCCTGGAGGTACATCGCGGGAATCGCGGCGGCGTGGCCGAAGTCGCTCGGGTGCATCTGGTCCGCGCGCGAGGGGGGCGGCCAGCGTCCCAGGTCTTGCACCAGCACGTAGCGGATGCGCCCTGCCTCGCGCTTGCTCGCGGCGGCCACGGCGCCGGGGGCGTACTTGGCCCACGCCGCCAGCAGCGCGCCGATGCGCTTGGCCTGGGCGTCGTAGGCGTCATCCGCATCCACCAGCGTCTGCGCGGCCTCTGCCGCCGTGATGCGCTTGCGGATGCGCAGCAGGTTCCACAGCCGCGTGGGCAGCGCCTGCACGTCTGGCGCGGAGCCCGCGAGCGTCGCACGCACGGCCGCCTGGGCGGCCTGCAGGCCCTTGGGCGTGACGTACCAGCGGTTGAGCGCGCCGGTCTTGTAGTGGCGCTGTGCCTCAGCGCGCACGTAGCCATGCGTTCTGAACGTGGCAAGCGCGGCGGCGGCAACGCCGTGCGGGAAGTTCACGCGCCCATCGGTGGCCCAGGTGCTCAGCTCGGCGGCCGTGACCGGCCGCGCGCTGCTCTTGACGTTGTGCGCGAGCGCCACCAGCGCGGGAATGACATACCACTGCAGCCGCGCCATCACACACCCCTCGCGGCGAGATGGCCGTTGAAGTCCACGCAAAGCGACCGGCCCTTGACGTGGGCTACGTCCACCTCGCTCCAGCTATTGGCCTCGGCCCACACCTCGATGTTGGCGATGGCGTTGAGCACGTGGCGCATCCGGCCCTTGCTGTCGTGGTGGATCTTCTCCACCAGGGCAGGCGTCAGCGGCACTTCGGACTTGGCCTTGCACGCCGCCTGGACGTCCGTCAGGCTGAGCGGGTGCAGTTGCACGATGCGCGCCACGCGGCTCGCGATGTGCTCATAGCGTTGCACGATGGCCGGGAAGTTCTCCATGCCGACCAGGAACACCATCGTGCCCGTCACGTCCGTGATGTCGCGGATGGTCTCCAGCTTGACCGCCGACTTCATGTCGGCCAGGTAGTCGGCCTCATCGAAGATCAGCGTCTGCATCGTCTGCATCAGGTGCTCGGCGATGCGGTTCTCGACGTCTTTGGCGGTACCGCGCACGGACAGGCCCAGCGCGGTGGCGACGTCTTCGAGCATGGAGCGCGATGTCCAGACGCGCTTGGAGCGGATGAACACGTGGCCGTTCTCGCTGGCCCAGCGCTCGGTCAATTCCGACTTGCCGATGCCGTACTTGCCCTGGATGAGCACCAGGCCGGCCTCGCGCGCGCCACGGCGCTCCACGATCTTCTCGGCCTCCTTGAGCAGCCGGAAATTGGCGGTTTGCACGAATCCTTTTTTCACTTACATTCCCCTTTGCTTTGGGTCTCGATCTATCAACTCAGGCACGCTCTGTGACGGCTGCAACCGTCACAGGGCACTCTTAAAACCGGGCTGCTCGCCCGATGAATCCCCCCACTCCAGCCCCCGCGCCGCGTAGTAGCCGGCCAGGTGCGCGTAGTCGTCGGTCGCCACGTACTTGCGCAGCCATGCCTCGTCGCCCGCATCCCACTGGTCGCGGTGAGCCATGAGCCACTCGTAGCGGTCGGCGGACGTGTCGAAGAAAGGCCTGCCCGAAGCCGCTTGCGCGGCCTCGCCCCCGGGGGAAGAGAGAGGGAGGGAGGAGGAAGGAACCTCCAGGGTGGAGGGCACGACCACGAAGGGCGTGCTGGGCTCCGGCAGGGAAAGGGTGTCGGGCTGCAGCGTGGGCGACAGCTCGCGCAGGGCCAGGTCGATCTGCTGCTCGCGGCGCTTGATGGCGGCGCGGGCGCGCTTCTCCTTGGCCATCTCAATGACGGGCGTCGGGAAGAAGGCGCGGCGGCTGGCGTCGAAGCGTGCTTCGCACACGTACTCGCCGCCCAGCGTGTAGACCAGCACGGCGCTCGGATCGTGGATGTCGTAGCGCACGCTGACCTCGCGGCCATCCACGTCGCGGCGCATCAGCTCGGGGGCCGCGTAGGTCTGATTGAAGAAGGTGACCTGGCCGCGCTTGGCGGTGCGCAGGACGGCAGGCATGAACATCATGCGCAGCTCCAGCGCCGTGAGCAGCTCCTGCTTGTCCTTGCGGTATTCGGCCGCCCACAGCTCGCCGGGTGTCATGCGCTCGCCATCGGCGCGCTTGGGCAGCTTGCGGTGGCGGTGCTCGTGGTTGTATTCGTACACGGCTTTCTCGACCGCTGCGATGAATTGCTCCCAGGTCGGCACCTTGTTGCTCAACACCACCACTTCGCCGGTCTTCTCGGCGCGGCGCACGGCGCGCTGCTCCTTGGCAAGCTCTGCTGCCACCTTGCGGAAGGTGCCGCCGTCCACGTCCTTGCCCTGGTAGGTGGCGAAGTTGCGGGCGCAGTTGATGCCCACCGTCTGCCACAGGCGCTCAATGCCCCCGTGGCCCTGCGGCTTGCCTGCAATGCCCGTGCGGTGGTCGATGCCCAGCCGCGCGCAGAACCCGTCAATCGGGCAATCCATCTGCTTGGCGGTTTCGCCCGCGCCGTTGTCGCCGTAGAGGATGGCAGGCACGCCCCACAGGCCCACGCCGTGGCGCAGGGCATCGCCCACCGCACGCACGTTCTCGGACAGGTTGACCGACCAGCCGGTGACCATGCGTGTGCGGGCATCCACGCACACGGTCAGCTCGGGCGCGAAAGGCGCGCCGTGGTCGGGGTGGCGCACTTTGGCTTTAAACGTGTGGCCGTCAATCAGCCAGACGTCGTTGGGCAGCATGTCCGACGTGTCGCGCCACTGGAAGGGCAGCTTGGCGTCACGCTGCGCCCCGGCGGCATGGCGGGCCTTGATCAGGGCGATGTTCGCCTCGTGGTCCTTGCCCAGCTTGTCGAGCGCGCGGCGGGCGCGGGCGTAGAGTGCCTTCCACGTGTCGATGTCGCGGCCGAGCTGGCGCGTCACTTCCTTGGCCGCGCCCGAGAGCTTGCGAAAGCGCGCGTCGCGGCTGTGGTACAGGCCGAGCACGGCGGCCACGTCCTGCTCCACGTCGTGCAGGGAAGACTGCGGCGCTGGCGCGGGCAGCAGGCCCCACCAGCCGCCCTCGCGGTAGATGGAGAGATAGCGCTCCAGCGTGCGGGCGCTGACCTGGTCGGCGCGGGCGCGCTGGTTGGCCTTGCGGGCGGTGGCCTGCAGCTCGGCGCTGGCCTGGCCGCTGGCGAGCTGCAGGGCCACCGTGGCGCATGCGCGCTTGACGCCGTGCAAGGGCTCCAGGTCGAGCACCATGTTGACCAGCACCATGCGTGCGTCGGCCGTGCCCTTGTCCGCCAGGCTGGGCGGGCGGCGCTGCGGCTCTGGCGTGGGCACGAGCGGCATGGGCAGCGGCTTCTCGGGCGGGGCGAAGGCCACCACGGGAGCGGGATCGATCTGCGCCAGGGCCGTGCTGGTGGCCTGGGCGACGGTGCGCGCGGCGATGGCTGCGCGGGTTTCAGCAGGCAGGGCCGAGGTGTCGTATTCCAGACCGCCCCCCACCTTTGCGCGGGGGCGGGAGGCCGTTTCAAGGTGCTCCAGTTTCTCGCGTGTGCGGCGCTCGCTCCCAGGCATCCCAGGCAAGCCCGCCAGTTCACGTGCGGTGAGCCATGTCATACGCGGGTCTCCTGCTGTTGCTTGCGGATGCGACCGGAGCGCGTGACGGAAATCTTCACCGTGAGGGCTCTGGCTTTGGTGCGCGGAGTCACATATCGAGAGGGCCAAATTTGCTCGGCAGGCATGCCCAGGGCTTTGGCGATGATTTGCTCAGCTGCCCACCAGTGAGTGGACAGCACGCGCTGAAAGTGTGAATAGCCGTGCTCCTTGGCAAGCTGACGAAGGCTTACACCTTTCTTTTCGAGTGCAGCCTTCACATCGGCGGGATGCCAATCGGTGCGCGGCATACATTTTTGTGTGTCCATGGTCATGATTCTGAACACAAATAAATGTTTGTGCAACTACTTTTTCAACATGAACGTGTGCGCCCTGATTCCTGTTGGGTGTTGCTGCGGTGGAGATTTGGTGCTAGTGGTCCCTTGGATTTCTGAGTTGCATGCTTTAATGTGTTCATGGACACACAAAAGTGTTTGAACCCAGAGAGGCGGTTGACACATGGACAGACCTAGCAATGAACTTCGGGACAGCTATGCAGCGTCCCTTGGAGAGCGAATTCGGTCGTGCCGAAGTGGCATGACCAGGGAAGAGTTCGCTCGCAAGCTCGATCTCCACGTCAACACCATCGGGAAATTCGAGAGAGGGCTCACTGTCCCTGACGCTTTTGCGCTGCTGCGCATGGCTGAGGCCGGGCGCTGTCCGGCCGAATGGCTGCTTACGGGAGAGGTGCGATCCACGAAGGTGGAGCGCAGCGTGCATGCCGTGGAATCGGGAGAGTACGTGTACGTGCCCCACTTTGACGTCTCCGTCTCAGCAGGCAACGGAGTCTTCTGCGATGTGGAGCAGGTGATCGCGATGCGGCCCTTTGAGGCCGCATTCATCCGCGTCGTACTGGGTATTGCACACAACGAACTCGTGTTGGTGTCCGTTGTGGGTAACTCAATGGAGCCGTTACTTCGCTCGCGTGACACCACGATGCTCGATCTGCGCGACAACGACGTGCACACCGAAGGCATCCATGCGATCCGTCTGGATGGGGCGCTGATGCTGAAGAAGCTACAACGGCTACCCGGCAAGGTGTTGCGGGTTAGCAGTGCAAATTCGGAGTACGCACCTTTCGAGATAGATGGGTCAGACGATGAGTCGCAGCGTGACTTCGCCGTGTTGGGTCGTGTGCGCTGGGGTGGCGTGACGTTTAACTAGGAGGGCGGCAATGAGAAAGACGATGACGGTCGCTGTGCTGGCTATCACTCTTGGTCTGGGCTCCGCAATGGCCGCAGGCCCGGGCGCGACGATCAAGAACGAAGCGGCATTGCGCATATGCCAGAAGGCATTGAAGGGATATGCCCGAGACCCCGAAACAGCTGTGATTCCCGACGTGGGTGCAATGCGTGGAGGCGCGGACTGGCGCTACCTGTGGAACCAGAACTCTCGCATGGTGAGGATGCGCAATGGCCTGGGGAATGAGGTGGCGATGATTGCGCTCTGTGTCGTTGACGAAGATAGCGGCAGGATCAAGCTGCTGACGCTCGACGGCAAGCAACTCATCTCGCCACGATCTGCATCTTGATCACCGCGACTGCACTCTGCCTGGTCGTGGCCATCGCTGACGGCGACACACTGACCGCACGCTGCGGAGATCCCGGCCAGTACCAGCAAGTCAAGGTGCGCCTGGCAGAGATCGACGCCCCTGAGCGCAAGCAGCCGTTTGGCAACGTGTCGCGCCAGCACCTGGCGAAGCTGTGCTTTAAAACCTGGGCTCGCCTCACCCCGCTTAAAACCGATCGCTACCGCCGTACCGTGGCGCGCGTCGAGTGCGAGGGCACTGATGCCAGTGCCCACCAGGTGCGTGCAGGCCTGGCATGGGCATACACCGAGTACCTCACGGACCCTCAGATCAAGCGCCTGGAGGAGTCGGCACGCGCGGCGGGCGTGGGGCTCTGGCAAGACGCGGCCCCCATCGCGCCATGGGTCTGGCGCAAGCGCGCACGTGTTGACCGTGCGAGCCGGGCCGTGCTACCGTAGAAGGCACTCCAAGCGAGTTCGGGCCGGCATATGTCGGCCTTAGTTTTTTATGCCTCCGCGATGACAGTCGCGGCATGGCAATCACACCATCCTTTTTCCTGTTCGCGCTGATCGCCCTGGTGGTGGTCGCGACGATCTATCGCCAGCGCCAAGCACGCGCAGCGCAAGGCAAGGGCCGAATGTTCGGCGGCGTCAGCCCGCGCATGCTGGTCGCCGGCCTGTCCTTGTCCGCTGCCGGTCTGGTCGGCCTCGTGGTCAGCGAAAACTACACGGGCACCGCCGTCATCCCCACTCAGGGCGACCGGCCCACCGTGGGCTTCGGCAGCACCTATCACGAAGACGGCACGCCCGTGAAGATGGGCGACACCACCACGCCCGTGCGGGGGCTCATCAAGGCCCATGCGCACATCAGCCGCGAGGAGGCGGCATTCCGTGCATCGCTGCCCGGCGTGAAGCTGCACCAGGGTGAATACGACCTCTACATGGATTGGGTCTACCAGTACGGCACGGCCGCCTGGCAGAAGTCCAGCATGCGGCGCGAGCTGCTGACAGGCAACTACGTGGCGGCCTGCAATGCGCTGCTGCGATACCGCTTTGCAGGGGGCTACGACTGCAGCACGCCCGGCAACAAGCGCTGCGCGGGCGTATGGACGCGCCAGCAGGAGCGCCACGCCAAGTGCATGGGGCTGCAGCAATGAGCCTTGCCGCCCGCGCTCTGCTCGCCCTCGGCACCTCCCTGGCCTTGGTCGGCGGCGGCTACTGGTGGGGCCACACCGCCACCGACAACGCGTGGCTTGCCAAGCACGCCAAGGAACTGCAGGCCGAGCGCGAGGCCACGGCCCGGGAAACCCAACGCGCCGACCAGGCCGCAGCCCACTACCTCACCGAACACCTCGACCAGGAAGACCGCTATGCCGCCCTTGCTCTCCAGTATCACGACCTTGGTCGCCGCGTACCTCTTGTGGTGCCTCGCCCTGTGGCTGCTGCTGCCCCCTGTCATGGGAGTGACCAGGACGCCACGCCGGCAGCAGGCAGCCGCGACGCGCCTGGCCCTGATGTCGATCGCGGCCCTGCTCTCACTCTTGCTGCTGTCCGGATGTGGAACGGCGCCCTCACGGGCATCGACGCGCCAGCCAGTGCCTGCGGCCTTGCTGGTGCCCCCGAAGGAGCCGACGCCGCTTGTGCCGAGGACTCCGGCCTCACGCTCCAAGACGCCTGGGACAACCACACCGCCAACGCCAAGAGCTGCGCAGCAGACCGGCAGCGCTACCGCGCATTGATCGAGTTTTTAAACAACCGCGACAACCCATGAGCGAACAGAACAACGACCGCCGCCAGGAACTGCTGCTGCTCGGGCAGATTCACGGCCTCGTGCAATCCCTGCGGGACGGCCAGGAACAACAGAACACGCGCATGGACCGCATGGAAAAGCGCATGGAGGAGCACTACAACGGGCTCGATGCGCGGCTGCGCGAGGTTGAAAAGAAGGCGGCTGTGGCAGGCGCCGTTTCGGGCGGCGCGGTGGCAGTGGGCACGGCGCTGGTCGTGGAAGGCATCAAGCAGTTCCTGCGCGGCGGCTCCGGCCTGGGCAACTGATGGCACACCCTGGCGAAAAGCGCACCCAACTGCGCGGCTTCTACATCTTCCAGCGCCTGCCCATGGATGCAGCCTGCGCGAAAGCGGGGGTGCCGCGTGGCACGGCCAACCGCTGGAAAAAAGAGGCCGCAGAGAAGGGCGACGACTGGGACACCGTCCGCACGGCCATGGCCCTGGGCGATGACAACTTCGCCAGCCTGTCCAAGAAGCTGCTGGAAGACTACCTGGTGCAACACCAGGCCACCATGGACCTGTTGCGCGAAGACCAGAAGATGGGTCCGCGCGAGCGCGCCGAAACGCTCGCCAGCATGAGCGACAGCTTCAACAAGACCATGGCGAGCTTCAAGCGCCTGGCGCCCGACCTGGACCGCCAGGCCGTGCAGATCGATGTACTGCAGCGGTTCGTGACGTTCGCCAAGGCGAAGTATCCGCAACACCTGGCCGCCCTGGCCGACATGCTGGAGCCGTTCGGCGAAGAGCTGGCGAAGGTGCGGTGATGGACCGCAACATGGTTTTCATCGTTGCCCTGTGGCTCCTGTTTGAAGGCCACTACTTCAAAGCGCTGCTGCTATTGGCGGCGGCCCTCTAGCCATGGCAAAGAACACCAAGGAATTCCTCGCCGGCCTGACGGCCTTGGCTGACGATCTGCGCCGCCAGATCGACGCCGACATGGACGGCTGGGACGTGAGCCCCGAGGCCATCGCCGAGCGCCGCCGCAAGGTCTGCGACCCGGTGCATGGCTTCGAGTACTGGGACCGCAACTACTTTCCCCACTACGGCAAGGCCGAGCCCAGTGCGCTGCACGTGTACCTGTACAAGCGCCTGCCCGAGATCATCAACAGCGGCACCGGCCAGCGTGATGCCACGGCTGCACCTCGCGGTGAGGCCAAGTCCACGAAGGTCAGCATGTCCTTCGTGTCCTGGTGCGTGGTCACCGGGCTGCTCTGGTACATCGTCATCATCATGGATGCCTTCGAGCAAGCCGCCGAGATGCTGGAGGCCATCAAGGCCGAACTGGAAGCCAACCCGCGCATCGCCAGCGACTTCCCCGAGGCGGCGGGCCAGGGCAAGGTGTGGCGCGCGGGCGTGATCGTCACGGCCAACGGCCGCAAGATCGAGGCGTTCGGGTCGGCCAAGAAGATTCGCGGCCGCCGCCACGGCGCCTACCGCCCGCAGTTGGCGATCATGGACGACATCGAGAACGACGAGAATGTGAACACGCCCGCGCAGCGCGACAAGCTGCAGGCGTTCGTCACCAAGTCCGTCCTGTCGCTCGGCCCGCCCGACGACTCCATGCACGCCATCCTGATCGGCACGGTGCTGCACTACGACAGCGTGCTCGCGCGCTTCCTCAAGAACCCGCTGTGGAATCGCAAGGTCTTTAAAGCCATCCTCCACTGGCCCGAGCGCATGGACCTGTGGGAGCAGTTCGAGGGGCTACTGCTGGGCGGCGAGACGCCACAGCAAGGCGAGGCTGCCGCCATGGCGCTCTACCGCGAGAACCAGGCCGAGATGGATCAGGGCGCGCGGGTGAGCTGGCCGGCTGTGCGTCCGCTGGTCAAGCTCATGATCCGCCGCGCGCGTGAAGGCCACGCCGCGTTCGACTCAGAGCAGCAGAACGACCCCGTGGCGGGCGACGACGCGCCCTTCGCCCACTCCATCCGCTTCTGGGTCAACCGCCTGGCCGAGTGGATTTTCTACGGCGCTTGCGACCCCAGCCTGGGCAAGGCGGGCAACAGCCGCGACCCCAGCGCCATCGGCGTGGGCGGCTACAACCGCGAGACGGGCGTGATGGATGTGGTGGAGGCGGCCATCAAGAAGCGCGTGCCCGACCGCATCATCAGCGACGTGATCGAGATGCAGCGCGAGTACTGCTGCATCGTCTGGGGCTTCGAGTCGGTGCAGTTCCAGGAATTCCTG